ATTAGAATCAGTCTTATACATCAACTGAACAATTGAAGATAGAGCTCGCTCTGATTCTATGAAAAGAACACCAACACCCTTTGAACCACGTAAAGTTTTCATTATTAAAGGAAACTTTGCATCCAAATTTTCAACAGCGGTTTCTAAAAACTTTTCATTTGGTATCAAAACTGTTTTAGGTTGTGTTAATCCATAATCCTTTAGTTTAATATATGTGCGATATTTGTCAGCAGCAGTAGAAATAGTAACTCTGCTATTAACAACACAAATACCTATCTTTTCCAACTCAGAGATTAAATCTAATGAACTATCTTTAGTTGGTGTGCCTCGTATAAAAACAACAGTGTCACTAGAGGAAATTTCAAAACCTTTTTCATCATCTAATTCATAAATTTTATATGAACCATTATCATATAATATGTAAGAACCATTTATGTCTATAACATAAGAAGGAAGATCAAGCTTTTCTGCTTCTTCTTTTATACGTTTAGATGTTATTGAATTATCACCATGTTCAACCGAAAGAACAACTATCCTATACTTTTCTTCCTTTGCTTCCGTGATGAATGATTTGAAGTTTTCCAAAACTAATCTTCTCTTCTTTTACCGATATTGTATTTTGTCTCTAACATCCAATCATTTTTCTCTCGAAAAGATATAACTTTAATCTGACTAAGAGGCGCAGCTGGTTCTGCTACATTATTAACATCAACTAAACCCCAATCATTGAGAAGATTAACGATTGTATTCCTTCTAGCAATATCGTTTTCAGATAGATTTGTTTTCTTGCCATCTAAAGCAAACAGTTCTTTGAAATGAACAATATAATATCTTCCTTGCTTATGTAAAATATGGCAAGACTGATAAAGTTTCTTTTCTTTTCTAGATGCTACACCAATTCTAGATAGGGTTTCCCTAACCTTAAGGAAATCATCTGGTTCCTTCAATGTCACTTCGAACATATCTTTTTGCGACCAATTAATTTCTTCCATTTCTTCCACCTTTATATAATTTTTGTTTTATGGCAGAAATCTGTTCATCATCTAGTATATCAAGAGCGGTCTTGGCCTTCTCATTGTTATAACCATAATACTCTTTAATGCAATCTAGATTTTCTAATTTCTTCGCCTTCAACCAAGGAGTATAACGTTTCCTTGCTCTCAAAGTATTTAGAAAAAAGTCAAACTGAAGTTTATTATCTAAATTAGGTAGTTGGTTAATCTCATTGACAAATAAAATTGTATCCTGAAAAGCATGAAGACATTTATTTATAACGAATGGTGGATACTTCTTTTCCCATATTTCATCCTCTCCATCCATGAGAGGCTCTTTTGTATGATTGATAGCGTTAAGATAGTCTTTTAACTCATACATCAACATCTCCCACTATCATAATCCATATGACAATGTTCTGCACCCCATGATTTAACGCTTGTCTTAAACACAATAACTGAACGCAACTCGTAACAATCACGACTCACTGGCATGGCTTGGTGTTTCTCTGATGCTGGAAACATAACCAATCTATTACCAACGTAGTCACACATCTCACCATCAATCATTGTACCACCAGACCACTCTTTTTTCCATCCCATATAAGGATAATATATCATGGTATAATCACCATCGTCATGATGTAAATGTGGTTCAGTACCAAAAGTGTGTGAGTTCATATACACACGGTCAAAGTTGTGAACATCATATGTATCTTCTAATTTAAGTTTACGTTTGGCATTATTCCAAATCGGCAACAACCATTCAAAGCCATTATCATTAACTTCATCTACATTATGGCCACAAAATCTGTGCCAATGTTTGTTTGGTTTTCCAACAACAGAAGAATAATTATACTCCCAAGAAACTGTTCTCATTTGTATGTGAATCAATTCTGCATAATGTTGTTCTACTAACTCATCTATAATAATCATTTAAACTTCGTTCTCGCCATAATTTCAGTAAGACATGCTAGAGTGTTAATTTCTTGGTCGGCGACAAAAGCTGCTTTATATTGGTACTCACCCAATATAACAACAACATGGGGAATACTAGAGCCATCCACATAATCATAAAGACTATCATAAATAGTCCTGAACAAACGAGCTGAGTCATTATCCAAATTGTCAACAACC